CATCTCCGTCAACTGATATGCACCAATCTGCATCTGTTTTTAATGCTTCCTGCAGTAACCAGTTGCGTTCAAAGTCCTCCTGAAAGGCACCGTCATATCTGCCTATTTTAATAACCTTCGGAAACCGTTTGACAATTTCCTCTGTCTTATCCGTAGATCTACATAAATGCACTATAATAGAATCCGCAAATTTAGAGGTCTGCTTCATGCTTTCCTCTATATACTGCTCGCAATTGCCAAGTCTATAAACTGCTACAAGCTTCCTTGGCCGTGGATCCCACCACTTATTAAAATATTTTTCTGAATTTTTTTGGCCATTACTTAGATATTCTTCAGTAGTATAAAAATTCCTGAATGTCCCCTGGCCTGTATGATGAATCCATGTATCAAAAGCTATTACAAGCCTGTATCCAGCCAATTGCGCCCTGAGGCATATATCATTATCCTCATGTGAATTTTCAAACTGCTCATCAAATATACCTATCTCATTCAAAAGAGCCCTCTTCATCAATAAACACCATCCATAAAGCCTGCCGGCATGGCACCATCTGCCTTTATTCTGTTCATACCAGACCTTAGGATCCTGAATATTGCCATATGCCTGTTTACCATTCGAGCAATTTGTTATAGGCCCTACAATACCGATATTGCTGAGTGAATTATTTTTATAAAGATGTGCCGTCATGTGATCAAGCCATCCTTCATTAACCACCGTGTCATTATTCAAAAAACATACATGATCACCTTCAGATATTTCATATCCTTGATTATTAGACTTGGCATATGTCGAATTTTCTTTATTTAAGATGATATGAACGTTATCTCTGCGCCTCGATAATTCCTCTAAATACCCTACAGTGCCGTCTTTTGAGCCGTTATCCACCACTATAAGCTCATAATCCTGCGTATGGCGCACTATGCTGGCTATACATTTAACCGTAAATTCCAACCCGTTATGTGTCACTATGATTACTGAATATCGCATGTTTCCTCCTTTACGGCCTCAAAGGCCTAAGATGTTACATTCTACATGATGAGTATTGCCATCAAGATCAACTATTTCATTAACAGAATCAACTTGACCTCGCGTTAATCCCTGAATTCCCGATACTGCATACATTAAATCGTTACGTTTGATAATATTTGCAGGTGGGGCCATGAATTTATAAATTGCTATATCCTTTTGACCAGTTGCTATCATCAAAATCTCTTTTGCCCTGCCAGTCAGAGGATAAAACATAACCGACATACCTGTATAAATACTGACTTCTTGATTTATATTCTGGCCAAGCTTGCTGACTCCCCTGATCGTAATAAAACCATCAGATATCTCTGCAACTGTGATCCCAGACACGCTTGTGAATCCCTTAGTTGATACATTTATACCATCTGCGGTAAAAGCAACCTGTTCAGTCGTTGATCCATCAAAACTTACAAGCCCGGATCCTACTGTGCATCCTTCCACTTCAATCTGAAGGTATACTTCCTCTGCTGGCTGCCGATCAAGACTCATCGATGCAACTACAGCTGCTTTATCAAGAACCTCATCCATCATTCTCTTGATATCTATGCTGGCATTAAGAACATTTGTTAACTCGCTCATACAATTCTCCGTATTTCTCTACCATTTGCTCTGCGTTAAATTCGCCTTCAACCCATCCCCTGGCCACTGATGTAATAGCGTCCTTCATATTGATATCCAATCCTTTAATAACACCCATAGCAAGATCTTCGATGCTAGGACCAGTCAATATTGAATACCCGGCTGCTATTTCCTTCGATACTTCGTTTTCATATGTCACAAGGACCGCGTCATTAAACATTGCCTCAACATAAACAAGACCAAATCCTTCTGTAGCTGATGGATATAAAAATACATCCATGATTTGCAAATAATTGGCCACATCTACCTTATGTCCGGCCCATATAACATTTTTGACTGGCAGCGAGGCGGCCATAAGTTTAAGCTTACCTATATAGCCATTTAAACCAATGGTCTCGTCGCCTATTATTAAAGGTATAAATTCTAAACCCATCCTTTGCAAATAATTACAAACCAGAAGCCATTCCTCGAGATACTTATCTTCGCCTATCCGGCCGAGCCTGCCTATAACCGGCAATCCTTCTTTTATCCCGAGTTCTTTTTTAATATCCTCAGGTTCCTTTGTAGGCATAATCTCCAAAAAATCCAAGCCATTATGAATCGTAATACAATCGTGATTTAATTTACTCACGACATCTGTCACTCCGACCCTTTGAGCAATCAATTCACTTCTCATGGGTGAACGAATCGGAGAATGAATTGTCTCAATTATTGGAAAACCCTTCCCGACTGACATTGCCAGCTCACTCACCGCTCCTCCCGAGTGAATATGAATAAGATCAGTTTCAAAATCTAATTCTTTGCCTTTTTCCTTTGGCGCTATAATAATTTCTACATCTTTTAATTCCTCTCTGAACGGTCCATCCTGATAAGCAAGAATCGAATGCTTATTTTTCTTATCAAATTTGATAAGATTGGCAATCATCCGCTCAACTCCTCCATATTCGAGCTGATTAAGCTCATGCAGTATGTTCATAAATCCCCTTTCTAGGCCTCTCGGGCCTCTTTAACCATATCTCTTTTATTGCCATGCCGATATCTACCGGCGTATTGCCTATTTTCTTATCATTTAATCCATGCATATCAAGGAATTTATCGATTTTTGGATGATATGGAATCGCCCGGAAGTCTATTTTTGCATGAAATGCCACCATTATTGAGTGCAATCTCTCTCCTACTATAGCCTCATAATCAGCCAGTATATCCAAAAATCTCAAAGGATCTTTGCCATTATAAGTCACTATATTGATATCCTTTTTCATCCTATGTTGTATTTTTTCCATCAAATCAAGGTCGCTGCAGTCAGATATTAATATATTCTCTCCGCAATAACTGATTGGCTGTTGAGGTTTACAATTTAAAGCCAATAGATCTATCTCTATCCCAGCCGCAATCATAGTGTCGAGTGTATGCGCCATTGACTCTATAAATACAGATGGTTTCTTTTGATTTTTTATATTAAATCCTATCCGGCCATTGGGTTTTCTTTTGGTACAACATTCAAACAATAGATCCTTATGAATCATTGCGTTTTTAACTCCGCACTCCTTCAATATATCAAGATCCTTTTGTGTCCTTGCATACCAAGCTGTAGGGTGTATCTTTTTTAAATATGGAAGTATATCTTTACTGCTTCCAATACCCACTGACAAAAACATATAAGGAATCTTTATCTCATATTTTATTATTTGCTTCAACATATCTGAATTCGATAATATCTCACCACCACCTATAATCAGAAAATCCTGCTCATTGATAAATTTTGCTGTTTCAGCATTGATCCTTAATATCTGCCTTATAACTCCACCATGATCGGGATATTCCCGCGAAAACTTTTTCTTTATACCTTCAAGAATGATATCATCCCCGAAATTCCCTGTATTAGCGCAAGAAAAAACTACTATATTCATATGACTACCGCTCCGAATCCACTACCATGTAGCTCTGGGAGATCTATCTTTTGACCTTCAGGATTAAATTCATGCCAGAATACTTTCATCTCTGTGTTTAAATTCACATCATCGAATAACATCACTCCACCCTTAGCCATTCTGCCCTTCCAAGCTTCATATTCAAACAATGCCCGGCCGTTATGATCAGTATCTATAAATAATATGTCAATATCTCTTATGTTGCATTCATCTAAACTATCCTGCCTGAGATATTGCACATTAGGCATTATGCATGCCGGATGTAGATCCTTTATATTTTTATCTATTGCCATCACTTGGCCATCCTGATTACCTTTTGCCATACACATAGCTCCCAGGCCTTCCATAGTTCCAAGCTCCACCATTACCTGAGGCTTCATTTCCTTGGCCAGTAAATATAAAAATCTATAATAAGGCGCTTGACCATGATTGCCTTTTATATCAACTGCCATCCATTCAGGTATTGGTAATTTTACTGCCTCTTGAGCTATCTCTATTATATTCATCGTCTTTTTATAAATTCCAAAACAGTTATTTTTTTCTCAAGTATATCTTTTTTGCCTTTATCATGTTCTATAATTGTCGCATTTATTTCCCATAGATGATCTTTACATCCTAACCAATATTTACCTATCGGAAGACTTAATATAACTCTATTTTTTGCAACCCTAAAAAGCTCTGATAATCCTTTGCCCGGATTGACTAAATGTTCCAACAATTCTCCACCTATTGATAGATCAAACTCATCATCCATAAAAGGCAGATTTTCGACATCCGCTTTAATGACCTTAATCCCAAAGAACTCATCCGCTTGTTTAATAGCCTTATCATTATTATCTATACTCGTAACATGAAAGCCTGCCTCTTTAAGGGCCTGTGATAAAAAACCATCGCTACATCCGGCATCAAGAACCTTATATGATCCTTTTGCGCGTCTTACAATTTCTTCTATGCGCGCACGTGCGCAAGGCACTGTATACCAATAACTATCTTTCCATTGCTTCTTCATGTATTATCATTCCTTAAAGCTTTACGGTCAGTGATATCTCTATAGCTAAAATCATTTCTAAAATGTTCTGCTTGTGCTTCAGCAGGTATATTTTCTGACATCTCCTTAAACATCTTGGCATTCTCTCTTAACTCTTTAGCAACAGATCTAAGATCCTCTTTGTAGTCCCCGGCCTGTTTCATTTTGGCCAATAAGGCCTGAGAATTAGCAATCCGCATCAAGCAATGATACGCTGTCATATAGAGATCACTCGTCGTCATTGCTAAAAACGAAGTTATATCCGCATCTTCTAACAAATGCCCTGAATCAACGGCATCCCCGATTAAATTTCTAACCTTTCCTACATTCGTACTTAAATCATACGTAAAAGCCATCTGTCACCTCACAAATATAGGGGGCGAGGTTTCAGACCTCGCACCCTATATATCTTCTTTAATGCGCGCAGAGATTTATTCCTTGCCTCTGCAAATACCCTGGTACATTGCTAGCTGCAAGCCAAAATCCCACCTCATTTTGAAATCCATATCATCGAACTCAAAACCGTAAGGATCTTCACCGCCGCCTGCAACCCTGTATGTATTAGGCTTCAAAGCCAATAGCTCCGGAGTCTCTAATCCATTCAAGAACCCTACTTCAACGATAGGGCAATCTGCTGGATCAGCTAATACAGCCCACCACGTAGTCGAAAGCTGCGTATCAATCAAAGGATCAACTAACAGCTCTAAACTTGCTACTGGATTATACGTACCGCCACCGCCTGTAGAAGTAGGTATAATCTGTGATGATTTCAAAAGCGCCGCGGCCTTTTTGCTCAGCGTGGTGCCTGTCAATAGATACTTCGGCCTGACACCTAATAACTCACCGGTATCTGGATCTGTCCCTGCTTCGATCTGATTGCAGCAATCTGCAACCGCCGTCAATCCTGCCGCTGAATTAGCAAGAGCGACTGGTGTAGCCAAATAATTACTATGATCAACGTGGAACAATGACTTAGCGTCATAGCATTTATGGCTACCTGCCGCATATAATCCAAGGATTTGTTTTACGAGCGTCCTTATCGCTGCGCGGCCAAACATCTGAGGCATCTTCATTATACCGTTAAGATCATCATTGATGATCGCATGACGGGTTACCTTAAATGTCCTGCCAAAAGTATCAGCTTTGATCTGATACCTGTAATCCGAAAACTTTGCATCCTTATAATTGCCGTCTTCCTCTATCTTCAAGAGGTCCGGTGCTTCAGACAGCAATATCCTGTCATGCGTCCTGAAATCATTCAGGTCACCTTTTAAAACATACTGGCGCCAAGGTGATGGCCACCCATTAAACCTCGCAAGCAACTTCTTATGCATGGTATTACCCAATAGATAAGGAAAGTCGCTCGATGAGGCCGACTCTTTCAAGTCGTGATACATTTTGAGTAAACTTTTTCTCATCACATTCCTCGCTTTCGTGTTTTGCGTATTAGCACGCCTGCTTACTACTGTAAATCTTTACAGCTTACTGCTCTAATCCGTATGCCTTGCCCTGAGGAAGCAGCAAACCATCGAACGAACCATCGGTCGCGCTAACCGCTGTGACAACCTTTACTATCGGGTAATCATCATTCGCTGCACCTATGGATAATGCGCTAGCAGTCGTATCCCAATAAAGAATCGTACCTACCGGCGGCTGATATGCTCCATAAGCTGCATAAGTCATACCCCATGCACCTTCGAGAGCAAATGCAACTGACTCTCCTGCTACTCGGTTATTCAAAGGTATACCGATAAAACCTACCTGCCTCGCCAATACACCAGAAGCAACCGGCGCTGCAGGGGAAATCGTGACACGCTTTCCTGAATACTTATAATTATTTGCCATGATCTTTTAATCCTCCGTTTTAAAGTAATCTTCCTACGACTTTACGTAGGCGGGATTTACTTCTTCTCTTCTTTTACTATGCCGGCCCTTGCATCTAAGTCGTTCTGGATAGATTCCTTAAGGTCACCAGGCTGGTTATCCCCAAGACTTATCTTACCCTTTCCGCTTAGCTTATTTGCATAATCAAGCTCGGCCTTTACTATCTTGCCTATTGCTTCCTTAAGATCTGCCTCAGATCCTTCTATGAGGTTGACCTTAAAGTGATCTCTGACCTTGTCCTTTACTGCATCAGGGGCCTTTGACTCTTTCAAAGACGCTTCAACCAATACTGACTGCGCATCGGTCTTCTGCTTCTTATCAAAGTCTGCAATCTTTTCAATAGCCTCTTTCAAATCAGCCTCGGCTTTGGTAAGCTTTGCCTGAATCGGTTCGATGGCCTCTTTAATAATTGCCTCGACTAGATCCTTCCTTGCCTCTCTGACTTCTTTTAATGTTACTGTCGTCCAATCCATATTAATATCCTCCGTTCTGCTTTCCAGTAGCCGACTAACGCGTCCTCTTGCTCCGGGCTCTGTCACCCAGTCCACACTGGCCAGGCCGCTTTTCCGTGCAAAGACTATTTTCTCGACTATCTGCATTTCCTGACCTCCAATTTTACCAATGGAGATCTTTCCGCCCGTATTTATAGAAAGGCCGATATGCTCCCTTGCTACAGGATCCTTCAGCCTTTCACGAAGCCATGCATCGTGTATTGAAACGCGCGCTACAGCCTTTCCACCTTCAAATCGTGACTCCACGATCGTAGATGCCCAACTTTTTAAATCTCTTTCAGGCCTTTCCTTCTCTTCTGCCCTGGTAGGATGATTTATATACATCTTAAGGCCAGAGAACCTCGAGGCCGCCTCTTTTATTGTCTGAACGGGATAATGTCGCTTCTTCTCGAGGTTAGTCCCGGCCTCAATCAACACTACTTCAACTTCACTTGTCTCATCATTCCATTTTGCTTCTTTAAGACTTATAAAATCAAGTACCATAACATCTTCATCTCTTGCTTCTCTGATCTTTTTTATTTTTGCTTCTTTTAAATCTTCCTCAATGCTTTCCTTTATAATATACGCCTCTTCGACTTCCTTAGGCGTACCTAGGATCACCGCCTTATCAACTATCGAATAAGATACTTGATACAGAAAACCGTTATAACTTACAACCACCTTTGCGGGAAACATGCTTCTGATATAAACACCACTAATGTATTTACCATTTGTGTCTTCACTTGGAAAAAATCCAGATGCGCTTAATGCCGCATCCACCTTGGCTCTCATTTCCTCAAAACTACCTACAACAACAGCTTCTTTGATCGCCTTCCAATCTTTCTCCGATCCCTGGATTACAAAATCAAGTACCTTTTTCATCTCACTACCTCCCTTTAAATTATTTGGATCGCGTGCCTACAGTTCCCATTACATGTATGAGATCCTGGTTCCGGCACCTGATCTATTGGCCAGGGGTTTCCTGCCATCGCGTCATTACAACCCTGACACGTTTTTGAATCATCAGCCCCTGCGAATTTTGCCTGTAACCCTGTCCCTTTACCTGCTTCTTTAACTGCCTCTTCCTCTACTGTCCAAAAGGCCCCTGCATATTGCCCTATCCGACCCTCAAAGGACCCTACTGATTTATTCACTGCATCATAAAAATCATCTGCAGTGTCATACGTAGTCCTCATTCTATTTTGTATCGTTGCCGTGATATCCGGCACAAGTGAACTTTCAATATATCCTTTGTTCCAAGCTAATCTGCGACTAAGAAGCGTTTCATTTCCTCTACTCGCTTCATAAATAGACTCTGTGATCTGTGACTCTTTTAAATGTGACTGCAAATACTTTTCTCCTATATCAATCGCAATCGGATAATATAATTCAGCAGATTTTAACATGCCCTTTGTAAATTTCATCATATGAGCGTCTAATCCTTCTACGATCCCGACAATCTTACCTTTATCACCTGCGGCCTTCATCGATCGCTGTATTCCCTTTTGAAGCGTGACCAAATGCCCTGCTAAAGCCTTTTTGTATCCATTCATCCTCTGTAACACATAATTACCCTTCTTAGCAAACCGTGCTGCCTTCTTCCTGTCTGCCACTTCCACTGCTTCCTTAATTTCTTTCTCTTCTGTTTTCTTAGGCTTAGGTTCTGGATTGCCTGGTTCTCCAGGAACCGCCTCAACCTTTGTAAAATCTATCTTACCTATCTCTTCTTCTATATTATTTTGATTAAGCGCGAGCAAAAATATCTGTGCCGCTGTCTCGTCTCCTATTAACTTTGCACGTTTCCCTATCTCTAATGCTTCAGCTGTTATCTTGGGATCCTTTTCTAATATCGGAGGGAAATCCTGATCTATCGTTCTATCAATCTTAGTCTCTACTTTATTTCTGCGCGTCTTAACATCATATTCAATTTGGCCATCCAGCAATCCTACCTCAATCTTTTTATTAATCTGATATTGTAATATTGCATCAAATATCCCGGCCCAGATGATCTGATATTTTGTGAACTTCTTAACCATTGGTAATTCCATTGTTGTCGCTGTGGCCATATTGCCTGTTGACGGATCCCCGAAGTAATGCTCGAAAAGGCCTGATGCCGCACACACCATGAGCTTTGACTGTCTGATACTTATTTCATTTATATTTGCTCCTCCTGCCTTTACATCTATGGCCTGAGTATCTATGCCTTGATTTTCTATCTGCGTTGATCCTGCACCCGGGCCTATATTCGTAAGGTCCGTCTTTGCATGTAAAGCATTCTTAAGCGCTGTCACCTGGGCGGGTGTTCCCTTAACCTTCTTTTTCCATGCAAGCGTTGATAAGCTGCGAACCAATGTCGCAAGATCTTCAGACGCTTCCTTATTGGCCTTAATCCAATCTATGCCTCTATATAACTCTGGCACGCCAAACTTATCGTTAATGTCACAATTTATCTTTACATGAAATATGGATACTTCTTTTATAAGCTTATTCTCCGGTATTCCGAAATCGTTCGGCTCTAAGTTAGTCCAGTCAGCATAGTATTTATAATTAACCATTGATACATCGTAACTATCAGATGAAAAATTAAACTTCTTTTCTTTTGTCTGCACCTTATAAAAATTAACCCTCATCCTGTCCTCTTCGTCCCGAATGATATCCGATATCTCCTCAGTGTTCATTATGCGGACCCGGACGTCGCCCAATTCATCTGAGAATAAAGCAAAAAATAAATTCCCTTCGTACTGAAGCTTATTCGATAACAAATGCTGTGCCATAAAAGATGTAAGTGATATCTTATTATCTGGATCGTTCCAAAAATTTTCTATTACCTCTTGAATCTTTTTATCTTTACTCTTAGGTACCCCGACGCCTTCGCCAAAAACAAAATCCGTTGTTAAGTTAACCCAATGACCGGCAAGAGGATTGCGATAGTAATACATCTTGCAACGCTTCAGCATTTTCTTAAAACCTTCACCTATAAAAGCCTCTTGCGTTGTATCCTCCATGCTAAGGTTGATCCACCCGATATCTTCCAAGGTCCTTTGATACAACGTCATAGTTTCTTTGATCGCTTTAAGAGCTTTGTCTTTGACTATGCTTAATCCAAACATCGGTCACCTCTCAATGTATGCTCTATACCTTCTAATGTATGCTCTATACCTTCTAATGGATAAACATGCAGCATTAATAATCCCCTATTTTAACGCGCTCTAAACCTACGTCTTCCATAGTGACAACCTCTTCGGCCTGAGGCTGACACACTCCCGCCATAAGCGCCCTGGCTGCTTCGCGCGCAAGCCATGATGCCATTACTGTATCAGCTGTCGTGCTTACAGGATGTGTCCTTAACTCCATCTTCCAAATACACCACGCGCATTGACAATCCAGTCCATGCTCCGGATCCGCAACAACCCATGATCCGTTCTCGAATTCAACATTCATACCTGGAAGACCTAATTCCGGATGCGCCTTTTGTGAACCTGTGGTAAAAGGCACAAGCGGCATCCCTGCTGATCCCTTCTCCAGGGCCCACTGCCTTATTGCAGACTGCGCGGCATTATTTTCAACACAGATAATCTGATGCTTATGCATTCTATATGAATCGATCAACTCCATTACTGCCACTTTAGGATCCCACTTGCCACGCCTGATCTCAACCGGGTATCTCCTGCCCTCAGGGCTCAATGCCAATGTGAATATAACTACCCATTGGCCAAATGGATCCATGCCGCCCACCCTAGGCCAGTCGCGGCGAACCACATCACTAATTTTGATACCTTTCTTAAATATATTAAGGTAATAGTTAAAAGTCCTGTCCTCGTCTGACAATGCTTCCTGTCTATACCCTCGATTGAACGCGCGCGAGCCTATTTCATTATGCCTTGCGATTAACTTTTCTTTCGGCCACTTATCCCAGAGCGGTATCGTATACTTACCTTTAAACGGCGATTCGCATTCTATGCAGCTGAAGTCTTGGGATATCTTCATCACGAGGAAATAATACTCCGGGTTCTTTAAAAGCTCTGACGTTAGATCATCCTCATGCCAGATCGTTGCGATATAGATCATAAATCCGTTAGGCTCAAGCCTCGTTGACCATACGTTGTAAAAAGAGTCTTTTACGGTCTTACGCATTGCGGGATTAAGTATTGCATTCCTAAGGTCTACCGGGTCATCGACTATTAAGTAATCACAGCCTGAACCTGTGCCGGACGTGGTAATACCCCACGCCTCGACAGAGCCGTCTTTTATCTTTGTCTCTCTTTGAACTATGAGTTTATGTTTGGACCAGGATTCCTTCTCTCCTGGGGCTATATTGGGGTATACTTCATGATAATCTTCATCGTGTTCTATATATCTGGATATGGAATCCACCCTTGACACTGAATTGGCATCCGTATTAGTTACAATCTGGATTCTATTATTAGGATTTTCACCTAAGAATTGAAGCGTACGGGCAATGGCAATTTGTTCTGTCTTACCATGTCTCCATGGCGCCAATATGCCGCATCTTACGCCGCGTCTGCGGCATTCATCTATATGCTCATTCATCTCACGATGAATAGACGCCTGCGTAACCTTTTGGCCCTTATCATCTTTTAACACATACTCGCAGAATGAATCAGCATCTCTTATGGCAAGAGATAATTTAGCGCCGTTTATAATATTATTTTCTACCGTTTCCGTCATCAACTTTTCCTTCAGATTGATCAACCATTCTTTTTAAAACGGGTACAGGTATGTCTTTAAATGGGTCTTTGCGTTTGCTGTCTTTAGGGTTGTTTATTACGGTGTTATTAACAAGCGCCCTTCTATCTTTCCATTTCTCCGGAGCCCGGTTAGTAAGATAGAAAATCTGGGCGGTGGTGTCCGGTAGGACCTCTTTAACAACTACTTTTGCAATGCGTTTTTCAGACGCGCTTTCTTCTCTTTCCTTTGTGACTTCTTCATATCGATATCCTGTGGCGCGCTTGAATAAGGCATCCTCTACTATCTGAATCTGATTATCGAGCGCCTTTTGTATGAACGCATCTATCTTGGGATTATCCTTTCGCCATCTCCAAAGCGTGACGAAACGTATCCCGACACCCTTACATGCCGCAGTTAAGGACGCGCCGTTATCCAGGCTTTTGGTTATAGCTTTTAATCTCTTCCAGCGGTTATACATCCTGCCTTCTTCCCTGTATATTTTTCCCAGCGATTTATAATCACTTCACAATAAGTCGGCACCAGTTCCATACAGAAACAACGCCTTTTCATCCTTTCGCAGGCAATAAGCGTAGATCCGGAGCCCGCAAAAGGTTCAATCACGTTATCGTCTCTTTTGGTCAAAACTTTTATGTAAGGAATTAAGATCTCTACAGGCTTAGTCCCGAATATTATCCCCTGGCCCGAATGAGTGCGATCGCTTGCCCTAAAAGTAATTACATCGGTTGGGCAATATTTCTTGCCTTTTTGATAGGACTCCCAGTGTGGCTTACCTGATGTTGCGTAAACTGCCATTTCATATTCATTCTGTAAGAGTTCTTCCTCGGTCTCTGAGTTAATATTCATATCTCCATGGGTTGCGAGCATTGCTATGTCATACTTATTGAAGAATCTATATTTCGCAGCAAAGCCCTGGACACGGTTTGATAAATGCCAAACGATTAAATTACGGATCTTCCAATGCTTCTCCATCTCCTGCCATAGTGGTATAATATTCTTCCAGTTCTCATAAATGATTATGCTGGCATTTTCTTTCAAGAGTTTGGCTATATTCGGTATCCATTCATTAAATTGCGGCGCGGAATCTGTCTCGAGATATCTCCGGTTAGCCCTATATCCAAACCCCTTACAGCTCGGCTTGCCCTTATACTTTGTCTTAAGATAATCAAGAATATAGGGCGGGTCAGTAAAGCAAAAATCCATTCTCTGGCCGTCTACAAGCTTCTCCAAGGCCTCAAGGCTCGTTGAGCTCTCACACATTAACCGATGATTCCCCAGCTGCCAGATATCGCACTTTTTAACCCTGATCTCTTCTATCTTTAGTCTTTCCAACTCCTTTTCTATGTCAAACTCTTCAGGCTCGCTGATATTCAGATCAAAAATGCTATCTATTTCCTCGCTGCTAAACCCGATATCTTTCAATAAGCTCTCATCGAAATTAGATAGTGCATCGATATCCCAATCCCCTAAATTCTTATTAAGCCTCAGATTAAGCTCTCTTTCTTCCGATTCGTTCAGCTCTCTATTTGGCACCCTGACATCTATTTCCTGGGTGCCTTTTTCTTGTAAAACTTTGATTCTAAAATGCCCGCCTATGACCCTATTGTTCTTATTAATAATGATTGGATCAGCCAGGGAGAATCGTTCAAGTGAAGCGGAGAGATCTGCGGTCTGTTTTTCTGTGGCTTTTCTCGGATTATATTCTGCTAAACTGAGGTCTTGTATCATTCTTTTCTCGCTATGCCATTTGATGGGGTTTTGCATTTATGTCTCATGACGCACCTCACAAATGCAATTGTTTGCCATTTAAGGCAAAGTTTGATAAGATATCTCTACCGCAATCGTAGCTCAAGTAGAGCGCTGTATACTCACAATATACAGAGATGGCAAGGGTCGACCCGCCCGGTTGCGGTCCTGCCATCCTTTACTTTCCAAAGAAAAAGGCCCGCTACCGCCGTTCGAACGGTAACGGGCCTATAATTTCGAAGCAAGACGTCTCCTGCCTCTAATATAAAGTTTATATATTTATAAGAATATTACAATAAGACCTATAGATTAGTGAAATGCTTCTCTTTTAGAACAGCGACGACAGAAGCCGCATGCTTGAGCCTATAAAGATTTTTTTCTATTTCCTTCATTTTTTGGGTAATTTTTGTCTTTTCTTTCCTTGTGAGAGTTTCCTTCCGCAGACACTTCAGTAAGAACTTGCGAGGGATATAGACTTCAATAACATTAAATTCCAGTAATCTATTTCTGGCCAAAATAAGCTCCGTTCTATTTTTCAACTCTCCTCATTACTCCAAGTTTGGCCTGAATTTTCTTCATCTCCTTTATGCCTCTACCATGGATCCTTTCGAGCTCTTGATATTGCCTGATCAACTTCCGGGCCTTCTTGCGGAAGTTATATTGCATTAAGCGTCTAAGCCACATTGCGGCAAAAATCTCCTTTCAAATAACATTGAAGCGAATAAAACTCATCGCTTGATAAATATGTCACACCTTTTTCCTTGCCTCGAGGATCGAATGTCTCTGATGTTTTCCCGAACATGAACAACGCGCCGCTTTTAAGATTGATTAATATCCTTCCTGCATCCTCATCGACGATGCAATGCGAAATATAATCCTGATTGATCAGGGCCTTGCCTATTTTTAAAAACATTATGTCTCCTTTCTTATTAGCTTTGCTATAAATTCTGCAAGCCCGCTTTCCTTGGGAAGTTGACTTCCTCTTATTGTAAAATGCCCTGTAATATTCTGCGGCGCCTTTGGCGTCCTAATGCCCTGCTTACGTTTACTTGTGCCAAGAGATCTATCCCATCCAGATTTACATTTTCTCACTGCTTCGTCCTCCCAATAATATAATTCACTGCATCTTTAACTGTTGTCAATCTCTCTGCATCTTCATCGCTAATGTCTATACCCCATTTCTCCTCAAACACCATGCAAAGCTCAATCATATCAAGCTCATCAACATTAAGGTCTATTGACAAATTCTGTTCATTCTTAACTTCCTTGAGTCCGAGCTGCTCGCAAATAATATCTTTGACTGCTTTTTCTACTTTCTTTGGATCTATCTCCTTTGGAAATCCCATATCATGCCCTCCTAAATGTTATCACCCACACCCAACAATTATCTTCCCATCTATGTTCTTTTTTGTGGATGGAGTTCCATAACTCACGGAAATAATCTATATAAGTTGGACAATTAGGACAACAATATGGACAAGTTGTGATATAGTTAGTTCCTTCTGCTTTAGCATTTTCCTCGCTTATCTCCTGCAACCTCTCCACCCTTACATCAGTAATCTCTAAGGTTATGCGAGAAAGGTTTTTTGCCATAAAAATTGAAGGATACCATTTTACATCTTTTGGGTCAATCGCTACTCTACTCCAAAACATTCCATCTTTATCTTTAAAATCAGCTCTATACACAGGGTTTTTATAATTAGTTAATGTATAGCTTTCCCTCACCCACAACCTATTTCCGACTTGACCATAGGGGCAAGCCTTCACTAAATCTTTCTTCGGTGTAGCTAATTTTTTCCAATCATATTCTTCCTTTGGTCGCCCTACCTTTCTACCACAATAGATTATTTTTAGTGGCTGTGGCTTAATAACTCTCCTCGTCTGCGTCTTTCTACCTTCAAGAGTCGCTATTACATCTTCTGCGCACATAATTATGGAGCGTTCTTTCATCTTTTTCCTTTCTTAAGGCCGGTCTCCGCATTCTGCTTGCGGCTGCTCATCGGACGGCGAGGTTTACTATGGGGCGCTTCTCCCACAAGAAGCGCTCTTTACCGCAATCTACCGGACCTGTCATTTCCGTGAAGGGTCAACCGGCCATTATTTTATAATCGAAAATCCGGTTTATATGCCGGACCTTGTTCTCCTTTTGCTTGCTTTCCTTCTATAAAATCAGGCTGTTTCATAACAGGTTTTTTAGATATAATTGTAAGTCGAGATATGTCATACCATGACGAATTATTTACTTTTCCATCTTTATTCTTGCTCGGAGGAGGTCGACGGTGCGATGCGTTTCACGCGCCTGTGGTAATCTATTCTTGTATGTCCTCTCCTTTTATCTCTATGCCGGCCTCTTTGGCCATCCTAAAGACCTTGCCCGCTTCTTTTATCACTTCAAGCCTTAAGTGCATGAATATGGCTGTGTAACCTTCAAATATCTGCTGCATGCCTTTTGTAATGTCCTTTACGGCTTCCTCGATTGGCACAGCCATGCCGAGCTTGCTTTCCATGGCCTCGGTTACCTCGAGTCTATTGTTAAATTGCTTTTTCACCTTACCCCCCCCTCGGGCTCTTTTCTTTCCAGCGCGGCCTTTTCCGACAACATAACTTATCTTCCATAGCGGCACGTCTATCCCGTAGGTTTTCTTCATATAATCCACGCATTCCTGCGGAGTCTTGCCCTGGGCCCGCATGTCCCTTATTTTGTCCTCCTGGTTTGGTGCAAGTCTCTGGTTCACCATGCGCTACCTCCTTTAGTTGGCGGGCCCTGCCCCCGCTCGCCGGCTTGCGTACCGGGGCTTCCCTGTTTATAATTTCATTTCCATCTGGGCCTCTCGAGGAATATAATATTTTGCATAATGTTTTCCTGTCGCTTCATCATGAATCGTATCTACCTGTATGTCTATAGAAGGGTATTTTTTGCGGATCTCGGAAATCCGGCTCGATAACGCCCAGCAATTACAAAGAGTAAGCGCATCCATAGGCGTAAGGCTCTTGCCTGATTTCAGATATTCCAATATTATATTTTCCTGACTCATGCTCATCTTGTTTATAATTTTTCTACGTTAGCCGCCTGTTTCCCCCTATTTCCTTCGACAACATCAAATTCTACTTCCTGACCTTCTTCTAATGTCCTATATCCCGTTCCCTTTATGGCCGTATGATGAACAAATACATCTTTTCCATTTTCGGGCGTAATAAAGCCATATCCTTTTTTATTGTCGAACCATTTAACCTTGCCGTACATATTACCTCCCTTTCTTCGAGACGCTGCTGTTTGCGCCCTTGGTTAAATAAACTCTACGCTCAACTTAACTTTCTTTTTGCACCGCTTACAATAGCTATTAGCGAAGCTTCCCCTATGACTTGCCCAATAATGTTTAGGCATTTTACAAAATTGCCCGCAATCAGGGCATTCAGGTCTTATTCTTCCACCAGAAAATTCACTCTCTTTGCTCATTATTTATTCCTGCAAGCAGGACACGGTGTCCACATCCTGCCATGTCTGTAAATGGTCCCGTGGCCGCAGTGCGGGCAGGGCTTCTGCGAGCCTTCCAGTTCCTCTGGATTATGGGCCTTCTTATAGCGTTTCAATATAGATTTATCTGATGTTGTGATGTGGCCGATGTTAATCATTGTTCTTACCTTTGGGGACAAATCCACCACATTCTTGACAAAAAGTAGGTATTTTGCCGGACCAAAAACATCTTTTCTTGTTTTTACAATTTCTTGGTATTCTTTTCATCCTTTGCACCCTTTCCTATGATACTTAGCCGCCGGACAATCCTGGAAGTGCGATATCCATTCGCCATTCTCATTTTTTGTGATAGGCATATGCCTGTTATAAGCTGTCCTGGCAAACCATATTATCTTGTTGCAAGACCTGCAGCTCGTTGGTTGAATATTATCATCCAAGAATACTGTTATGCCGTTTGATAAAATGACCTCTTTCTCTGCCATTGCTTTGCAACCCCCTTTTTATAGCTCGAATTCGGTCACAAAAGATTTGCCTTGCGGTAACATAGCGATAACTTTCCACTTAAGCTCTTGATAACCGTTTGGTTTACCAGTTATCTTAAGTACTATTGCCAAGGCTAACTGTGCAGGCCCAGATCCTCCATATCCCCAATTAAAGCCATCAGGCGAATGATTCCTATGTTCCTGGCTCGGTTTTGGGTCCAACAACTTACCATCGAGCCATACATCCCGAGTTGGATAGTTGCCTATAAGTTTATGTTTCACAATATCCTCCTTTTTTTATAGTGTTACATTCATTGCGTCTTTATAATGCCTATTTCTCGTATAACATCTTTCATTACTTTAAGTTAGAGAAATGCTTCTTTAAAATCTCATCTACTCTTTCTTCTTTCATACCTCTTGTCCTCAGGAGATGGTCTTTAAGTTTTGTTTTTGAATTAAAGAGTTTTTTAAGGCTATTTATATTGATATCTATATGATCTAATTCTATTAATTCTATTCTATTCAATTCTATTCTATTCTTCTCTACTCTTGCTGATTGCTCAGTGAGGGCTACGTGAAGGCTCAATGAGGACTTATTGAGATTGCGTATTTTTGAAGGTATCCTGGCAACAAAAGGCTTAGGCGGTAGAGGCAAAAAAGACTGCGAGGGCCACTGTATGGTCTGCCTGTTGTGAAACCCCCTTATAAAGGCGTATATAGCGCCGTTTACACTGTATTCTACATACATCCCTTTATCTCTCAGCTGCTCATATAAGGACTTTGTATCCAAGTTATCATATGGGAATATCTCGGCCTTTAATGTCCTATGTTTAACCTCGAACACCCCTGTATCTTCGCAGAAGCACCAGGTGCCCGCGTAGAATAGCCGGCCCTCAAAGGGGATATCCGCCATGTCCTCATCCTTGAAGAACTCCGGGTCTAATTGTCTTTTTCTTGCCATAACGCTCCTTTATTCGGGTTTTAACGCGCTGGCTGCAGTTTGATATGAAGGTATTTTCCTGCACTTAGGCTGTGTCAGGGCCACCAAGCGTCGTATAAATTTACTTCCTCTTTTTTGAGCCGCTGAGCTCCTTAGGAATCTTACCCTTGAGTCCGTTCCATGTTAGGAACGCCTGCACAAGCGCCTTTTTCTTCACCGAACCCATGTCAGAGCAATCGATATTCTTCTCCTCCAGTGCCTTTATCATCCCGATCTCTTTAGCCAGTTTTACCAGCTCGTCTTTCGTCATGGCATTGAGATATGTCTCCGTGATCACATAATCCCTGGACATATCAAACCCGAGCTCGCCACATAGGAATTTTAAATCGTCATCAAGGAGATATTCGCTCTTTTTGGATATAACCTTGACTATTAACTTCTGGACAGCATCATCTCCGAGTTCATATAGCTTTGGTATATCCCAAGAGCGATAATAGCTCTCTCTGGTCTTGAACGGCAGGAGTGAATTGGCTACCCCTATCCCCAGGTCATGCAAAAGGATGTCCAAGATGACTACGTTCATGCATCTGCGGTCCTTGGCGATTGAGACCTTGCTAATCCAAAACCCTCTCTTTGCCTCTTTGACCCGGTTCTGTTTCTTTGCCTGCGCCATGGATTTCGCGTCTCTGCCTGAAGAGCCGTCCGAACCCGGCTTGATCCCTGCGTTTTTAAGGATCCTGGGGACGTCCTCGTTTTTGACCATCTGGATGATCTTGCCGGAATATGGCTGCACCGCGTGGACGATTTCCAGATCCTTGGTAGCCCTAGCTATGCCACGCAGGTCCCTATATTTACCGCCATAGTAGTGTTGATCTTCCAAGTTGGTATATTTATGCTCCGGGGTTTCGTCGTTCTGATACCGGAATAATTTTTTTGCCTCATCCTGGGAAAGTACGGCCTTCTTCTGTGCTTTCATTTTTGCAATAGTTCTCTGCGTGAAGGCGTTCTTCTTTGCCTCAAAACAGGCCGGATCAGTGCAGACGTCTGCACGGTTTACGTCCTCAAAAAGCTCTTTTTGGTTACCTGTCCTCTTTGGGCATTCCGCACAGGATATCTTGCCGGCTAGGCCTTTCTCCTTTGTGTCAAACTGTGCCTCTTTGAGCTGTAGCATAAAATGT